ATCATCCGTTTCGCCGGGTAACGATAGCGCTGTGGGCCTACTAAAGGAAGTCCTCTAGTATACGCTCACACAGAATCGGATCAATGTCGTCATCTCCAAACAGGGTCCCAATGACAATGCTGACGACGTCTAACGCTGTGAGGGAATACTTCCAATGATAGAAGCGAGTCATATCGTCCCTGGACGCGACATGAGACACTGCAGCTATAGAAGCCACAATGCCAGACACGCCCAGTTCAAGAAACGCCCCTTTAGCATTCCATCCCAGCCCGTCGAGAGAAACATCGCCGGAGGGAGCCAGCTGGAGATAACGTACGAAATAGCACCTAGAAATGGGTGGGCAACTGCGGAACTCGTAAGCATAACTCAAAGCCTTACCCGCCAAATAAGAACGATCGTCGACCGCCTCATTGACCGAAGCTCGGGCATTGAATCTCGCAATAGCCTTACCAAACTTAGGTACCATAACATATCCTCGGTTAGTCATTATGAAATGTTTGCTAAGAAAAGTACACTCACTGAGATGACGGTGAACCTTAACTTCAGCCCGCATCCCAGCAAGTTTACAAACAAACTCATACTCACGCCTCAAACACCTTAGCCTGGAAAGCCAAGGATTGTCAAGGCGTGTGACATTGTCATCACCGAGGACCATACAATCACCATGAAAACCGTGCTTTAACACGAATGCATAGTTTATCGAACAATTCCAAAAAGAATTTCTAAAAGTTGTGCTCTGCGCGCCAGTGGGCAACTGATTTCTCACAACGCCCCTGAAACTATGTTTGCGGTTAGAAACCGCAAACGAATTAGCGTGTAGCATCAGAGATGTGAGCCAAACAGGTGCACCAAGACCGCGCAGCCACTTGACCTCCAAAATGTGCACGTCACGAAGCTGAGTCATATCATTACTCGTGAAGTCACTCTCTATAAAGACACTCTCAGGCGTAGCATGCCTGGAGATATAGTCAGCCAAATCTTGCGAAGAGGCTTTATAAGCGCCTTTATAGTTCATAGTGCACGAGCCTTGAGAAAGACCCATCAACGTGAACATGCGTTGTGTACATGCTTGCATCACAGGACCAAGCATGGCATTATGAAGATCAGAACTTTGATAGATAATCCGTGGAGCCCAATCCTTATCATGACGTTTCATAAGGGCTTCAACCTTAACAAAGATTTCCTTATTAGAAAACGCCTTTTGAGTACACTCTGCAATGAGCGGATAAACCTTACGGTAACGCTCCCGTTTAGCAGAGGGAAACTGAGAGTTCCACTTATGGAATAGCTCGGGAGTCCATTCAATAGGATCCAGTTGTTGACCGACTGTAATACGATC